GATGCAGAGGTCTCCTACATTTACGACGCACATGGAAATGCTATTGGCGTGGAGAAATGGTACGACATTTAGATTTTAGAAGAGGTCTTCTAAACTTTTAATAATTTTAAACTAATATTTTTTTATTGAGTATCATAAATGGTTAAACAAACAATTGTTCTGTGGAATAAACCTCGTACCGTGGCCGAGATTGGTAATGTTAAGAAATATGTAGAAAAAAATAAAGAAATGCTTACAAAACTCTCTGCAAAGAGAAACTGGTTGCTTTGGATTAGTAAAGAAAAAAAGAAAAGTAAAGACATTAAAATTGGTGGAATTGGTAAAGGACCAACTCCAAAGAGAATAGAAACTGGTAAGTTAAATCCAGGGGTAAAAGTCGCCGTCCCCAAAACAGCACCGAAAGGAGAAATAAAACAAGTAAAGAAAAATTTAACCGACTATGGTAAAAAAGCAGAGGCAGGAGAAGCCAAAAATGTCAGTAAAAAAGCAGTAGCAAAAGACTATACTATTGTTTCTGATAATTGTTTTGGTGTCGCTTACATGAAAGCCCGAGGAGAACCATACGATAGTCCATTTTTTAGTATGTATATTTATTCCCCCGACTACATTACATTATTAGAAAACTTTGACGAGTATATGAAATTAAAACCAAAAGCACAGGATCCAGAGGGTAAATCTAAATATAAACGGGTTCTCGCTAAATATCCAGTTCTATTATTAGAAGGGTCAAAAGGTCCCGTAGAAATACATTTCGCCCACGAAAAACAAGGAGCCAAAGAGGCAATTAGAAAATGGACGAGTAGAACATCCAGAATGAATATGGATAAAAAACAAATGTTCGTAAAAATGGACGACAGAGATAAATTTACTGTAGAACTTGGGAAAAGGTTTTTAGCACTAAAACAATTCCCTAATAGAGTTCTATTTGCCTCACAAAAATACAAGGAGGTCTTTAAAGGACTACCTAATGTTATTATTACAGATTATAAAAACCAAGGACCCATTGGAACAACCTTGGAGAAAAAGTTTCCAATTAATTAAGTTTCTTAAAAGTTTCAGGACAAGTAGAATTTTTATACTCTCTAACTCTACAATCTGGTTTTCCATTCTTCCTCTCAAAATACCGACAATAAAGTGGATACTTTTCTGCTAAATACTTTTTATCTTTTTGTTCGCTTGTGAAATCTCTACCGTCACCATTACAGCCTCCGTCTGCATAATTTTTAGTATTTGGAGCGATCCAATTATTTTTTAATATTTTTTTATCCCTCATAAAATGGAGGATACAATTTTCCATATCTTCTGCATAATTAGTTTCTAATTTAATATCCTTGCGAATAAATCTAAACCTTAAACAACCTAACATATAACGAAGATCTGTTGTGTATCTATCGCATTTAGACATAAACATAGGGTTCGCCACGCTGTATGTCCCCCCATAACTACAACCAACATATTCCATTTTTTCTTTCATTTCATTGCATAGATTAACAAAGTCCTCTATAGGATCTCTTTTATTATCAACTATATTATGAAGGTCGTCATCAATTTCTACTATAAATTCTCCTTCCTCAAAATGTTTCGTAATATAATTATGGGTTTCACCGATTCCCTTAATATCAATTGGTAATAGATTAATATCTGTAATTTTATTATACCCTTCATAATCATTATCGTCTTCACGAATAAAAACATATACAGAAGTCCTATCAATACCCATACTATCAAGATATTTTAATGTTTTCTGTTGCAAGATCTCTGACCTTTGGAATGATGGAATAACATACTTCATTTATATGTTAATACAGAAATATTTATAAATGTAAAAAAACATAAAAAATTTGATTGTTTTGTAAAAAATTTAACAACAATATAAAATGGGATACAAACCAAAAGAAATGGAAGAAGCTCTGCAGTACATTAAAGAATTAGAAGCCGAAAGTAAGGATTGGGAGACTGCTTTTAAGGAAGAACGACAAGAACGGGTTGGTCTGCGAGACGAGTGCGAACAGTTAAAAATTACTATAATAAAACACACGGAAGAAAACAAGGAACTCAAAGAAGGTAATAAGAAAAGATTTGATAAAATCAAAGGATTAGAATATCAATTAAAACAAGAAAAAGAAAAGAAACCAGATCAACCAATTGTAATTAAGGATAGTGATATTAAGAGAGCAAATAAAAATTTATCAAAACAATTAGAAACTGAAAAGGATAGAGTTAATCAAGTTCTTACTGCTTTGGAATGTTGTAAAGAAGAAAACAAGGAACTCAAAGAAAAAAATCAGGAAGGAGTAGATATAATGATTGGTGTAAAACAATCTATGGAAGAGATGTTTGACAAAATCAAAGAATTGGAACAGGAGAATGAAAAACTCAAAGAAGAAAACGATAATTGGGAAGCCGACGACGCAAACCTTACAAAGGTAATTTATATGATTAACGGTTTTCTGGAGGAGAAACCCGAGCTTGGCGAACACCTTTCTGTCGGTGGTGTGGACGATATTTATGATTGTATCAAGGGACTTGTAGAAGAATATATTGAGGACTTGCAGAATGATCTTGTGGAAGAACAATCAAATAAAAACCATTACGAAGAAGAAAATGAAAAACTCAAAGAAAGATTAGATATAATGAAAGCGACAGCATCTACGCACATTCAGGACATTAATGAAGTTCATAAAGAATATGGTGATATGGTAAGGGGCCTCAAAGAACAAAATGAAAAACTAACAAAAAAAATACAAGGAGTAACCATATGTCTAACTTCTGTTGCAGAGTGCCTCAATCAATAAATTTGATAGTTTATTAAAATTTGTATATTAACTTTTTATGATTTACGAAGGAGAAAATGGATCTGTTAATGGATACTTTAAAAAGAAATTAATTGTATCAAGACCTCTTGGAAAAGGGAAAAGTCTTGAGACTTATAAAACAGAAGCGTTAAGAGTTCTTATAGAGGCTTTGAGAGAAGGAAACAATTTACCAAATATTAAGAAATTAGCTCTTATCACATTAAAGAATTTTAGATATGAAGAAACAATTAAAGAACCAACAGCAGAGGATAGAGACTTTGTTTTATTTACATTACTTATTCTTATTAAACTTGGTGTTATAGAAGAGGACGGAGAACAAGAAGGTCTTTTAGTGTGTGGTAATAAAAAACCTAAACGAGGCTGTGAAATCCATTCTCGTCAATAGTAACCTCTGGATCGCCTTCAGGAATGCAACCATATTCGTCTTCTTCTTCACTACTACTTCCATTTTCTATTTCTTCTATGTAAATTATTATCCCGTGTATAAGATCAACCCATTCAGTTTTATCCTTTTCTCCAAGATATTCTGCAATTTTATATAAATCCTGAACATGATCCATTTTAATTAATTGTTTTTTTATTTTTAAATGGCTCTTTCTAAAATATGAAAGTTGTATTTTAATAACTCTAACTGATTTGTTTATATAGAAGCAATATATTCTCTTACAGAATATTATTCTCTTGCACACTTTATTTGTCTTCTATAACAAGAAGTCTATTAGATAGACTATAATACAATTATTATTTTAAAACGAACAATTTAAAAATATATTCTTATGATTAATTAAAGAATGGTTCGCATTATAAATATAGATGCCACCGATTGTTTATCTGAACCCGAATGCAACAGTCTCAAAGGAACATATTTGGGAGATAATTCTTATGAAACTATTATTAGTGAAGATTGTGATTACTTTTGTGAAGGTGTCCCCGTATTTAAATTTCGCAAAAAACCCTTTCACAAAGACACACTAAAACGAGCGTGGGATAATTGTAAATATATGGCGAAAGCGTCAAGAGGTCGTGGGGCTTCCGCTGGTCCTATTGATCCTGAAAGTGTTTATTGGAAAAAGAGGAAGATTTATAAAATGAATAAATGGAGAGCGTCCTATATGGTTAAGGATAAAAAAACAGGAGAAATGAAGGAGAGTAAAATGCAAGTTAATAATGAAGTCGCCTCACACCCTATTGGATATTATGGGAAAACAACCGGTTTGGGATTAGATTTACCTTGTAGATTATCACACTATACAAGAACAAATATGGATAATTTCATAGGATCAATACCATTCTTCCAGTCTATCGCTCATAACTACGAAGAGCTAATGCCCGACCAATATGCCTCACAAATGGAAAGAGCAATCAAAAATGATTTCCATATTAATGAAACACCTTTCTCCACAATAACTATTAATAGAAATTTCAGGACAGCGGTTCATAAGGATAGTGGAGACTTTGGAGGGTGGGCGTGTTTATCTGTATTGGAAGAGAATAAATATAGTGGAGGTCTTTTTGTGCTTCCTAAATATAAAGTTGCAATTGATATGCGGCACGGGGATCTCCTTGTAGCAAATGTCCATGAATATCACGGAAATACAGAACTTTATGAAAGTGAAGAAGATAAAATATATAATGACAATAACCCGCAGCAAACTTATAAAGATAATCTTGAGGTTGGGGTTCTTGGATTAAACAATCGCTTCAGTAGGATCTCTTTTGTTTGTTATTTGAGAGAGGATATTATTAATTGTGCTTCTTATAATAAATTTGTTATTTCATTAAAGGATAGTGAAAGACTTCCTAAATGGCTGAATACTGAATATAAACACTTTGAGGGAGTAAATGGAAAAGAATTAAGTTATGATTGTGAAAGTTGTAATAAAATGGTTTCGTATCATAATGTTAGAAAGACCTCTCAACATTTAGGGAAAACTGGTTGTTTCTTATCACATATGAAATTATTAAAACATATTGTAGATTATAAATTAAATAAAGTTATTGTCGTGGAAGACGACGCTTTACAGATTAATCAACTACCAGAAAGTCTTCCAGATACTTTTACTTATTTAGGAGGATTTATTATGAATAAAAAAATAACAAGTAAAGATAAAATAGAAATAGATCACACAAATGGTATTAATACTCTTGACAAAAAATATAGAATGCTCACAACTCTTGCTTATTATATTCCAAAATGGGAAATAGCTGAAGAGGTCCTCCAAAAACTTTTACAATTAAAAAGGTGGAGAGCAATTGATATTGTTTATGGAAATATTATTGAGAACCCTAAATATGTTTATCCTGCAGTTTATATAGAAGAACCTAATAAATCACAGATACAGAATAATAAAAATAAATTCGCTAATGAAAAATATTCTACTTCACATTGTAAAATTTGATTGTAAAATTTGATAGTTTTTAATAAAGAATTAAATATATAGTAGAGAAATGGCTAATTTTAAAGACAGTCCTAACTTCCAAGTGTTTGACGATTATTATACTCCAGCGAGTGCTTGGAAACAAATATGGAAAATTATTCCAGTAGATAAAACTATCTGGGAAGCGTGTATGTTGGGAGCAGAAAAAAGTAATTCTCCTTACCATATTGTTTCTGCTGCGAGAACGGATACAGGTGAATCACCAGAAATGGTTTTTGATACTAATATGGATTGTTTAAAAGAACAACCAGATAAATGGGATATGATTATCACGAACATTCCCTTTGATAAAGAAAAGAAAATTCCTATCCTTAAAAAATTTGTAGAATACGATAAACCATTTATTACAATTATGAATAGTCTAAATCTTTATACAAAATATATGAGGGAGATCTTTGGTGAAAACATTAAACATTTACAGGTGATTAATCCTCGTAGTAAAATTAATTTCCTTAAACTTGTTGGAGACGAAGTCGTAGAAACAAAGAATTGTAGTTTCTATTCTGTATATGTCTGTTATAAAATGAATTTGGATACGGAAGATTTATGGATTTTATAATTTAAAATAAAATCTTTAATAAGAATATAAATAATGTCACAAATTCCTGATTTACCTATTGCAAAAGTTTCTAACATAATAAAAGACGAGGATTTACCACATGTTTCTGTTATTATACCTTGCTATAAAAGGAGACAATTTATTGCTTTAATGCTGACGAATATTTTTCATATGGATTATCCTAAATCTAAAATGGAAATCTGTATTTTACAGGACGGTCCAGAAGATCTTTTTACCCCAAATGATTTAGAATTTTTTATGAAGAAATGTGGTTGTAGGATAAATTATAAATATGAAAAAGATATTAGAAGATCAATTGGGGACAAGAGAAATCGTTTAGTGAAAATGGCTTCCCATAAGATTATTGCTTGTATGGATAGTGACGATATTTACTATCCAACATATTTAAGATATAGTGTTTCTGCACTGAAAGAACATAAAGTTGGTATAACTTCTTCTTCGCAAATGCTTTTTATGTATCCTGAATATGATTATAAAATTACAGGAATTCGGTGTGGATATAAACACCAAGGACACGAAGCTTGTTGTGTCTTTACTAAAAAACACTTTAACTCTATGGGAGGATTTATTAGTAAAGGGGAAAAGGGAAATCAAGGTGAAGGTGTCAAAATGATCGCCCATAATGAAAAGAATATGGTTAATTTAGATATTAGATTTTTAATGGTGTGTATCGTTCATAATGTTGATGAAGGTAATACAATAAGTAAAGATAGATTTAAGGACTGTGATATGGATGGCACAATGGATGGACTTCCTCATTTAGAATGCTTAAAAATGATTATTAATCAAAAGAAATAATAAACTTCCCATGTTTCACATAAAGCGGTATTTGGGACTGCTTGATTTTAGTTTTCTTTTTGATTTGGTTTTGCACCCTCTTGGGAATTTTTAACTCTATTGGGTAGGCAAGCTTGGGATCCTTGTTGAGGATTTCTATTGCCTTTCTAACAGAAGGTATTCCTCCATGTTTAGAAATATAAACAGCGTCATTATATACATCATCAAACGAAATATATGAAGAGGGCATTAGATAATAATTATTTCTGCAATAATTAATTATCTTTTTGCTACGGGTCATTACTTCGTCTTTTTCCTTAATTGTTAAAGTTTTCATAGGGTTTGGATTTTCCAAATACCTTATAAGATCTTCTTTTGTTTCACAGAAAAAATAATCCATATCAGGATTTATTTTATCAAAATAATTTAAACAATCAATAATTTTCATTTGTATTTGTGCTTTATTAAATTCATTCCTATTCACGATAGGAAGCTCAAACACACTAATTATATCAAATAATTCTTTGCGAGAATGTGAATTATGGATCTGCATTTACTTTACTTTATATTTTATTCTTTAATTTTAAACGAACTTTAGATAAATCACAAGTTCGCTAATCTTTTCATTTCATTTAGTTCTTTTCTTCTTTTACTAATTTTATCCTTGTTCTTGTGATAATATTCTCTACGCTTTTGATTGTATGCTTCACGATTATTGTCTCTCCATTCTAAATTTTTCTTGATAATCATTTTCTTGTTTTTAGCATAATAATCTTTAGAAGATTGTTTAGGGTCATAATTAAATCTAATTGTATTTACACATTCAGGATAAACATTATTAATATAATGTTTTTCCCACTTTTTCCTTATTTCTTTATCATTCTCTATCTTCATTAAAGGAGTAATACTACAATGATAAAGATCTAACTTCATTGACGAGCATACTCCTTTACGCTTTCCTAAACCGTGTTCTTTTTTATCCCTTCGGTGTGTATGTAAGCGATTTCTATAATCTTCTTCACTTGTAGAACCAACATAACGATTATCATTAATATCCTCTAATAGATAAACTGTCGCAGCCATATTTGATCCTCCCATTACTATAGATAATTACTATATCTTTAAGTATTGTAGTGTTTTTTCTATTCGGCAGATATAAGTTAAACTTGGAGCATAATTCCATTTCCAGAAATAACAATTCGGCGAAGGTGCATACACCAGCAGTTCCATAACTTATCAATGATAGGAGCGTCACTTTCCTGATATTCTACCTGCAGATTAAAGTCGGTTCCCCGAGTATCATATACACCATTCTGTAGAGACAGAGCACGACCAATTGCAAAATTTTCCCTGAACTTTTTAAAACTGAAAGGCATAATTCCTCCCATTTTTAATCCCTTCTCCAGTTCAATCAGCGGCTGACTGTCAATAGACTGCTTCGTAGAAAGTTTATTACAGAACACTTTTCTATTAGGATTTAATTTTCCGTCATAATACAGCTGATACGAAGTCAGCTGATCAGAGCAACCGACTAATCCTGTTCGCTGGGAATGGTTCGCATTCCAGTCCCTTCCGTCACTATCACTCTCTAAATCGTAATGAGTAATGTAAGTGTCCTTTGCCTCAAGAAGTTGTTTGGTCCCCGAACTGGAAGCGTCGGTAGGGATACATAAAATTGATTTCGCCCTTGATTGATTTAGTGGGAGACGAAGGTTACTGACACGCTCCGAGGCAAGTTGGGAGATCTTGTAATTAGTAGCAGATAGGAAATCATAATTCATAGCTCCGCCACCTTTCATCATAGTAGCAAGTTTAGAAGTGTATCCTTGGGGCATTTCTACCTTCTGTAAAACAAATTCAGCGTTGGTAATTTCATAGGAAGGATTGTAGGTAGAAGACTTATCAATTGCTCGGGAGCATAAAACTAATTCTTGTGTGAAGGTCGCAGTTGGACGATACGAACCAGAAAGAGTAATCTTTAAAGCATTCGTTGTTCCAGCAACATATTCTATTCTACTAATCTTTGGAGCAGTAGCGTCCCTTGTAGTATCAGGGTTCTCTACACCAGTAGAAGCATTCACAAAGGTAATTTCTTCACCAATACAGAATGGGAAACTATTTACATTTGCCCCCCAACCCTGTGAATTGTCACGCCTGACATAAAATTCTGTGAAAGCAGAAGCATTATCAGCAACAGGGAAAGTCGGCCCAGAATTAGAACCATTCTGCGACATAAAGAATGGGTTCATAGCAAGGTGTCTGTATCGTGCAGTCTGGTCTAATGTACGGAAAACCCTACGAGCGTCTTCATAAATTATTTCTACAACCAGGCCCTCGGTCATTCCAATTGGGAAGATCTTCTGGTTTGCGAAAATGCCTGTATTTAACTGAAGGAGACCCTTGACTTCCAGATACTCGTCGTCGCTAAAAGCAGTAGAATAAGAAGCAGAACCGTCCATAGGTTTAAAGTAAGGATTTTCCTCAAGATTATTCTGCATAGATTGCTCTATTCCGTGATCGTTTCTCTGCTTGTCAGAGAAAGTAGTTGCTCCTTCAGTGAGCGCCCTCTTCGCCTTCATTGTATCATTAGTTTCATAATCGTATTTAAGCGCCGTTAAGACATTATAATTTTGATATTCTTCTAATAAAATTCTTCCGGCGCCTCCCGAATACACCCTAATGTCTTTAAGCAAAACATGCATCCCTGTCTCTGCGTCTAACTGAAGTTTGGTTGGATCATTAACAGGGTCCTTCTTTAGTTTCACAGTAAGATTTAGATAGGACTCACTTGGTTGGAAGAAATTAATTCCAGCAGGAAGGTGGAATTCACACTTCTGTCCTGGAGAGTATTGTAATCCGTGCTCGGCAGGTACGGAAACTTTAGTTTGTGAAATAGGTATTTTATCATCGCTCGTCCAGAAACTCATCGTATTTATACTTAATGAAATATATTATTTCATATGAAAAAATTTTAAAAAAATATTGTATTTATCATATGAAAGATTTTATTTTTTTATAGTATAAAATAAAATATGTCAGAAAGCGAGGGACAACTCCAAGACTACTCTGTAGATCAATTAGCAGGAGCAGTTGTTCTTGTATTGGGAGCAATCGCAGGATTACTTCAGGTGATATGGATGTCAAAATGTCATTGCAAGGTTAATCTATGTTATATATTCCGCTGTGAGAGGCGTCCGCCAACTGAAGAAGAAATGAAAACTTTAAAATCTAAAATTAATGAAAAGAAACAAGATAAAATATTAAAAAAAGAAGATAAAATTTTACAGAAAGAAGAAGAGATTTTACAGGAGCAGAGGACACCCAGGGATACTTCGGTAAGATTAGTTCCACAGGGTTCTTCGGTAAAAACTTCCAAGGAATTAGCAGAGGAAAGGGAAAAGGAAGAAATTATTGACAATAAATTAAAAGAATTAATTTAAAATTAATTTCTTGATATTACATATAAATGAAGTTTATTACTCTCACAAATAATGGTTATTTAGATTACACAAGAAATTTAATAGAAAGTCTCCGTAGAATAGATGTCAGGCAACCTTCAGAGTGCGGGGAAGCTGGTTGTGTATATGAACCATTAAAAGTTTATTGTATTGGAAAAGAATGTTACGATAAATTAGAATATCAAAATAAAGAATTATTAAATGAGGATTGCCCAGGGGACTTCCAGCAATTTAGGGAAGGTGAATGGAATAAAGTTATGTTGCAGAAAATGAATGTTATTCATAAAGAATTAATGAAGGGTGAAAATGTTCTTTTTACTGACGGTGATATTGTATGGTTAGATAATCGTTTCCAAAAAGACTTCCAAAATAGATTAGACGATAATGATATATTATTCCAGAATGATCACCAAGACGATAATGACGACGGACAATTATGTTGTGGATTAATGTATGTTAAAAATAATGAAACTACAAGAGGTCTTTTTGATATTTCTAAAATTACAACTGAAGAATTTAAGTGCGACCAGATTTTCTTTAACGACAATAAAGATAAATTTACATATGGTAAAATGCCTCTAAAAAAATATCCTAATGGTAAATATTTTTATACTAAACAACCTACTTCACCTTATATGATACATTTTAATTATGTTGTTGGTGATATGAAGAAAATGTTTATGAAACAATATAATTATTGGTTTATAAATTAAAAATTTTACTATTTTATATGGTTATTTAATTAAATGTTTTGCATCTACTTTTGCAGCTTTCCCTCCCATAACTGCCGAGTAAATTCTTGCAATTCCCCATTGTGTAGCAGATTTAACTTGTGGTCTTACAGACTGTGGATTAGATCTAAATGCCCCCTGACCTTTCTTTTTTATAGTTCTTAACCCTGATACTTTGTATCCAGTTAATCTGCTAATTTCTGCAATAGAATGAGACGCATCCTTTTTAAATCCATATTTCTTGTTAAACTTTTCTTTGTATGTTGGCATCCTTTATTTATTAAATTAAAAAATTTGATAATGAATCATTTTATATTTTTTATAAGAGAATTGATTGATGTCAGAAAGTTGTGCTAATCCATTAATGTGGTCGCATGTTTTACTTCCAGGAGATAAACCGTGGTCCAAAGAACTCCCAGAACATTACCAAGGAGATCCTTTTGCTTATCGTTATAAATATTCCAACTTTGAGAGAGAAGAACATTTTTATAACGATAGTAACTTTTTTGGAAATCCCTTTGAGGACGATTTTAAGTCTCAAAGAGAATATAGAGAAGAAGAGGACGAAAATTATTCTCTATTGGGACTGAAGAGATCAGCTTCACAGGAAGATATAAAACAAGCGTTTAGGGATAAAGCAAGGGAAACGCACCCCGATAAAATTGGTGGTGACGGAGAAGAATTTAGAAAGGTTAGAGAGGCTTATGAATGTTTAATAAGTTAAATTTAATCACTATCACTATCACATTCCTCAAGATATTTATCCAATAATTTATTATGTTTTTCTTCTAAAAATTTTATTTGTTCTTTTAGAGAAATAATTTCTTTATCTTTTTCTTGCAATTGTTTCTCTAATTTAATACACTTTTCTGCTGATTTATCTTCATTCATTCTATTAATTTTAATGGCTCTTAATTCAGTTTCTTTTTGTTCTCTTACTTTTCTTTGCTCAATCCAGTTCTCAAACTTCTTATATTCTTTTGTCTTGTCAATATCTCCCCTATAAACTTTTTTCATTCTACAGCGGAAATTATTCTTTGATACATTATTATTACATAAATTCCATTTACCTTCTCTCTCAAGATAATTGCAATACATACCGAAAGCATAATCAAAATTATTCTGTATGTCAAATTGATCCAGAATATCTTGTAGCATATCACTCATTATAGTATGTAGTGTTTTAGTTTTTAAGTAAATTTACATTATTGTCAATCTAATTGACAAACGGATATAATTACAATATATTCTCTTACAGAATAATATTTCCATAGGACTTTATTTCTTAATTATATCTGTTTATCTATTAGAGTTATTAAACACTAACTATTATTGTTTTAATAAACACTACTTCTTTTTCTTTGATTTCATTGCTGAATCTTTCATTATAGATCCGTCTGGCATCCTATGCGAACCTTTTGGAACTTTCTTTTTACTATCCTTGGTTTTACTATCCTTGTAATTAGAACCAAAGACATCCTTTGGTTTTACCTTTTTATTTTCCTTAACCGCTTTTGGAACTTCATGCTGACATTCTCCGTTGGGACACTCTTTCATTTTCTTCGGCTTTTTCTCTTTTTTCTTGCGTCCATACATTTTTTAATTTTATCATATAAAATAAAATATATAAGGAAATTATAAATATGTCGCTAATAGTTGTAACGAGTCGTATTGACGAAAACCTTCAGGCGGGTAATCCCTCCAGTTTTAAGAACTTCTTTCGTTCTCCAATAGAAATAGAACCCGATAGTGAAATCGCAGTTCAGAGTGTTAAAATCCAGCGCACCGGAAATATTACAGTTGAGGACGGTGATTTTTTCTGTCATTTTTTTGGAACAGATCCCACAGTAGTGGCTGAAAGCACCACGGTCAGTGGATACGATAGACTTCTGTCGTTTTCCCGTAAAATTAGCCCGAAGCGAGGAACCTATTCTTTATCTGCATATGCTTCTAAAATACAGAGTGCTTTAAATGATCAGTATGACGATCCAAGAACATTCGGTGGATATTTAACTACAGTCCATACAAATTCTTCAGGGGAAGAAAAGGGGTTTGATATTAAATGTATTGATAAGGGTGCGGCAACGACAGATATAACTTCTTCACTAACGGCACAAGCAACCTATAATATCTCTGAACCTATTTATGACGATAATGCTTCTATTCGCCCGAGTGACGGATTTGATTGGACCCCTGGAACTGGTCTCTTTGAGAAGAATGGTTCTGACAATATAGGTGTAGGAGTTCTTAAAGGCGCTCCATTTGGTTTAAATGATGGTGAATTTAGAGTTGTAGTAAAGAATGCTTCTGCAAGTGGTTATTGTGTTGGATTAACAAGACCTCAATTACAAATAGAAAGTTATAAGAACTCCCAAATTTCGGGGTCTGATACTTCATTAGAGCGTAGGCATGGGATCTCTCAATTGTTCGGGTCCAAAAATTATACTCCAGTATTAGATGAAAATGGAGACCCAAGTATAGATCGGGTAGGTGAAGAAATGTATGATTATGTTTTTATGTTGGATAGTGATGGGAATATTACAATTGCAGAAAGAGTTTATACTCCACCAGACGAAGACATCCAAATGGGTGGTGCGGGAGAACCATTAGATTATCCTGGCTCGGGTGATTTTAGATTGCAGGAACTGAACTATTGGGATAATGCTTTTACGGGAAGTACTGGATCAAAACTAACCAAAGCACAATTCGGTGCCTCTTGGGACGGTATTCAGTTTAAGGGTGTAGGAGACGAAGTGGAATTATATTTTAAACAGAATGGAAAAGATGTATTTGATAAAGTAGTTGGTTCTTCTTTTTCTGGATTAGCAGGAAGATCTTTTAATCCAATTGGTTCTACTACATATGCTCTGTATCCCCAACTTAATATTGTTTCTGGATCATTAACCGTTTCTAAATATGAAAGTTCTAATACAGTAAATACTTATGCTTATCCTACTTTCGTAACGGGAGAAACTGGGGGATTTACTCCAGGAGACGATATGTTTTCTAATGAAAGATATTTTGGAGCAACGAAGCTTCCTTGGATAAGAGTAAATAGAGATCTTACTTCTAATGGATTAGATAATGTAATATATCTTTGCGATAGTTCTTACTTTAAAGAAATACATGAAAATATATCGGGTCAATATCCTTTTATAAATAGAAATTCTGCAGGGGGAGTAGATTACAACCATATATTTACAGTCAATCATTTTACAGAAGGCGATCTCCTTGATACAACCGCAGGACTACAAGCATTTCCTAATATGGGCGGAAAACTTGGTTTCGTTGATAGAGTATTTTTAGATAGTGACGATCCAAATGGATATGTTGCGGGTGACGATACATTAACAGTAACCTTCACTTCTACTGGTGAATTACAAAAAACTGCTATATCAAGTTTCATTAGAATTCCCAATCTAACACATAAAACCTATAACGGCGCTCAATCGGGTCTTTCTAAAATTATCTATCAGTTGCCCCAATTCGCCAATGACGGAAGACAGTTTGGTCCTCTATATTTTGAGGCAAATGAAAAGACTTATGTCAAACTTCATAATCCAAGTTCTATGTTATTAAATCAGTTAGAGATACAGATTGTAGATAGTCAAGAAAAAGAATTAAACTCCTTAACTGGTGATACACAGGTTCTATTTCACATTAGAAAGTCCAGTTAAATAAAAGATATTTTGAGTTAGTCGTTAGTTTGTCATTATTTTTTAAAATTTAGTCATAATAATATTTATATATCAAATAAATATAAAATGACTGATTGTTTTCCTGAAATGGTTATGCCCCCTCCTACTCTTGCTGCTGCTGAGCCTGAAGAACCTACTGCAGAACCTACTGAAGAACCACAAGCAGAGCAGGAAGAACCAGTGGAAGAAATAGATTATGCAAGTGCAAGTGAAGAAGAAGAAGAAATTATCCCTGAACCCAAACGCAGAGCTAAAATCCCACAAGAAGAAATATTCTCTGCGCCTAAAGTGAAAACTATTTTAGAAAAGGAAGAGGTCCCTCAAGGATATGTTGCAAAAGGAAGAACACAAGCAGGTAAAGGAACCAGAAAGAAAAGAGGTCCTGCAACACCAGAACAATTAGAAAGACTTGCGAAAGGTAGAGCAAAGGCAGCAGAAACAAGAGCAAGAAAAAAGCAAGAAAAAGAAGAGCGTCTTAAAAAAGAAAAAGAAGATAAAGATCTTGTAGAAGCTGTGAGGGATAGGGAGCGTAAGAAACTTCGTAAAAAATTAGAAACACCAATAGAAGAAGAAGAAGGTCTTTCTAAAATTAAAATTGTAGAGAAGGATAGAATTATTGAGAAAGGATATTCTAAACAAGATTTAGACGAAGCTGTATCACGAGCGGTAGAGCAATCAGTTAATCGTGTAGAAGTATTAAGGAAACAGCGGAAAAAGGTAAAACAAGAAGCACAGGCGAAAGCACAACACGACGCTAAAGTTTTTAAAGAAATAAATACAGCTCTCAAAAGTGATGTCTGGGCCAATTGTTTCCTATAATATAAAATTATTAAAACTAAAATATTATGTATATAGAAATATAAAATATGGAAGCACAAAGCGGACCAAGAGTAATCCCTGTAAAAGATCCAGATACAATACCAACAAATCATAAACCAATTCACCCGAATTTACCACAAGTGGATGGGTTCGGTGGAGGAGCTTTAGTTTTATTGGTGTCTCCTGTCCGCACAGGAAAGAGTACCCTAATCAGTAATATGTTACTGAACGATCAATTCTATGACGCTCAAGAACGATTTGATAATACAACCATAATATCAAACACAATCGCAAATGATATTACTTCACGATTTTTAAGAAAAGCATTTGATACTCACGACGCATATGACGATAGTATTGTAGAAGGTCTTGTAAAGACACAAAAATCCTATGATAAAGAAGAACAACCAGAAATAGCTGTCGTTCTGGACGATTGCCTCGGGTCAATCCGTAGGGAGGCGAAGATCAATCATTTATGCTCTCGCTTCAGGCACTTTAATATTAAATTATTAATTATCAGTTCTCAAAATTTCAGGGCATGTTCGCCAATCATTCGGCAGAATGCTACTAATGTAATTGTAGGATCTCCTTTCCCTAATGAAAAAGAAAAATTAAAGATGGCGGAGGAGTATGGGGATGTATTTGGTGGTGCGGATAATTGGTTAAATATATATAAATTAGCAACTCCCAACCGATATGACTTTTTACATATGGATTTCCAGAGTAATCCTCCAAAGGCAATGAGGAACTTTGAGGAAGTAATCGCTGAAGGTTCTAAAATTTTAAATTCTCCCGATTAAATAAATATATTACTTCATATATAAATATGTCGGATCATTATGGAGGACACGCAGAAGCATTCCAATTACAAGCACAGTTGGGACAACAGGCAAAGGATATGAATGAATTAAGATTAAATGGTTGGAAAACACAATCACTCGCATTTAAGAATTTAGATCATACAGAACAAACGAAACAAGATTCAGATGTAAAAAATGATGTAGAAAGTGATGTCACTAAAATAGATCAAATATATGATGTTGGAAAGGCGGGATACAGAGCAGCAAAGGGAGCAGGAACTGTCCTACGCTATGGTGGAGGATTAAGACAAGCAGGAGCAGTCGCATTAAAAGCGGGTGGAGAAGTCGGTCAAGGTGCTAAATTATTCGGTGAAGGAGCAACTGCGGCAAAAGACATTACGGGAGTAGAGGGTGTAATCGCTGGAGCATTATTAAAGGGTGGTGGTGAAACTTTTGCAAAAGTGGGAGCAAAAGCATTCGGGGCCGTTGGAACGGGAATTGCTGCATATCAGGATATAGATAATCTTGTAGAAACTGGGAATATATTTAATACGAGGGATGCTGCTGGTAATGTTGTAAAACAGAACCTCGGTGTAGATATTGGTAATATTGCTACTGTGGTCGGTGGAGCATTAGACATAGCAACTGCTTTCACAGGGGGAGCATTAGCACCTGTCGCTGCCGCAGTTAATCTTTTCGCTGCTGTTGATAGTGCGGTTGCTGGTGTAGAACAAGATAAAGAAGAAAAAGCAATTGATGAAAAAGACGCACCTGACGCAAACCCTCCCGCTGTAGAAGCACCCGCATCATTTGCCCAGTTTGGTATTCTCGCAAATCAGTCTCACGACCCCTTGGCTCGTATTAATTAAAGGAGGATTTTTCTTTACTATAACTCTTTCTCCCCCAAGTAATTCTACAATATCAATTTTTCTTTTTTTTCTGTATAATGTTAAATTTTCCATTTTAAAAAGAATTATATAAAAATAAAATCTTTAATATTAAATATGAATGATAATGCAACTGCCTTCCTTGTTCCCTCAACTACAAGGTTTCGTGAAGAATGGGTTACAATTACAGATACTTACCTCTATACTATATTGTTGCGGACGCTGGATAATTACTGTCCCAATGTTGATATATCTGTGTATGTTGGATATGATGCCGACGACCCAATCTACAGTCAAGAAGAACAAAGACTAAAACTGAATGCAGAGTTTATGAAGTTCCAAATTGTCTGGATAGAATTTAAACCCGATCCAGGAAATGTCGTACAAATATGGAATGATCTGTTTAAAATCGCTATGGGACATGGGTTTCAGTGGTTTAAGGTTTTGGGAGACGATATTCGTTTGCCTAACGACCCCTCTTGGTTAAGAGTATTCCAGAAAGCAATTGTAAGGAATAATTATATAGGTTGGTCTGCGGGATATTCTAATAACGATAATATCGCAACACAATTTCTAATCCACAGAACACATTGGGAGATCTTTGAGTTTGTATTTCCACCCTTGATTAAGAATTGGTTCTGCGACGACTGGATGAATTTGATATATCCAAATAAATTTAAAACTTGGAGAAAAGATTATCCCCTACTAAATCAAGGAGGTCACCCAAGGTATAATCCTAAAAATGATAAAAAATTATGTCAAGCGTTAGTTAAAAGACATACAAAGGATTTTAACGAATTTTTAAAACTTGTAAGTGGAAAAAAAATTGTTAGGTAAATTAAATGACAAATCGGGTACTACAAAAAAGAATGAAAGAACTTGATCCAGAAGCAAATCCATTTACTATCAAGAAACCAATTGATCTGGCTAATGACGAAATAAAGGTTCTTAAAAAATCAATATTGGAAATGCGTTCAGAAGTAACCCTTTTAAAAAATATGTTAATTCCTGTAAGAAAAGAATATCTTAAAAGAATGGCGGAAGAAGAAGAAAAAGAAAAGGAAATGGTAGTTGTCAGTAAAGGTTGGTTTTATTAATGAATATAAAATTTAGATTGTGTATCAAGACTATGTCTCCTAAATTCTGCTAATGTTTTCATTTTATCACGGGCTTCCTCGGGGATAGAATTATATGCGTGTGTCTCTATAACTTTTGCTAATGTTGTCGGTGAAACATTAGGTAATCCATTTTTTTCATAAAAAGTTGTAATATTCTTTGAGAGAGTATTTCTACTGATATTAAACATAGGGGTCATATTAGTTGCAATCAATGCCTTCTCCTGAAGGAGCTTCTTTAGCAATTTATCCTTTACAACAATTTCTACCATGCCATACTTGGTGCTGGTTTTATAATCACTGAAGCTAAACAAGATCTTCTTTTTACCAATTACAACATAATTCTTGGTTAATTCATTCTTTTTTAACTTACGATATTCAGCATGATCTTTTACAAAGATTAAATCTGCTGCTTCTAAACGAATAGGATAAGTTGTATAAATTCTTAAAAGGATTTTCGTATCTAAATCTCCCTGGGTAGTGTCAATAAAATCTTTTGTAACTTTCATAACTTCATTGTAATCTGGAAGACTTTCTTTTGTTTCTTCCTTTAATTGTTCCCTATATGCTTCTATTTCCTTTTTCATAGGTATATTTAATAAATCCATTATTTCTGTGAATAAAGGGGTCTCCTGACCCTTATAGAAATCAACAACCCTAATTGCTACAAGAATACTACTCAAATATGATCGCTGGGCCGCAATCCCTAATGTATCTCCCTTGCGACCCTTGAGACCTTTAACAATACCCAATAACTCTATTGCAGACTTTTCCTCTATCCAGTTCATTTGACCGAACAATTGAGGATTATTTCCTGTGATTGCTTGGTGAAGTTTTGTAATGTTATTTGTATGCTGATAGAGCGTAGAAGAAGTTGGTGGTTTCTTGATTTCACGACGGTCGTATCTCTTCTTATACATTTGTTCTATTTCATTCTCAATTGACATACTATTATATGCTATATTATTAATATACATTTTATTTTTAAATAACTGAAAAGTAAGTATTTAATCTATCTAATTGACAATCCTAAACAATTACAATATATTCTCTTACAGAATAATATTTCCTATATACTTTATTCCTCAATTATATCTGTTTATCTATTAGAGTTATTAAATACTAACTATTGGAATAATTCCTTTGGATCATATTTTAGATCCTGATATTCTAATAATGGTTCTTCTACTTCTTGTGCTATTAACTGATCTTGTTTATCTTTACTTTGTAATAAATCACCAACAAGATTAAGTTTCGCATTAACTTCTTGATCTATCCTGAAAATAATTGCAGAATTTAAATCTACTCTTGCCTGTGAACCGTCTGGCTCGTGGATACTACAACGAATTCTTGTTAATACTCTGTCAATTGTATTTGTAAATGTAATCTGTCCCTGAAAGCCATTAAGGAAGTCCCCATAAGGATTTGCCTTATTTGTAATTGCTACAATCGGCATAGTAATACCACTTGTAAAACCTCCTAAAACTTGGTTTGGTTCAGCAATAATATCTGAACGAATTGTATAATAAGGTCTTAATGTTTTAGAAGGGATCCTTTCAGCAGTAATATTTACAGAATTTACAGGTGACACTATAATTGCTGGTGTAATATATCTTCCTCCGGGACTGAAATTTTCACCAGTGGGAGTCGTTGCTACTGGTAAAACTGGACTCGGCATTTTAGCTGCGACGCTATTCATTTGATAAGCACCAATATCCCCTTCACTAACATTTGCGTTCGTTGTAATAATATTTACATTACGAAGATCTGCATTTGCTCCGTGTGCTTTTAATCTTGTTTGTCGTGAAGAAATTTTTTCTTTATTGTGGAATTGATCATATCTATATCCCATAATTCCAATAAGACTTTCGTCCCATAAATTCTCTGGAACAATCCAATCCTCTACAAATAATCCGCTCTGTGCGTCCATTATAGACCAAGGTTCTATTCCTACATTATGGGAAACATAAGAAGTTTCTGCATTACTTGTCCCTGAACCATTAAAATTATCGTCGTAGGGAAGCATTTCAGGACTATAATTCCATTTAAACATTCTTTTATTGATTTTATAACAAGGATCGTCAGCTGCAGGATTATCTGGGGTCTTCTGTGCAGGAGCATTTCTATCTATTCCAGCATCAAAGATATTTCCTATTTTTTCTGTTGTATGAAGATTACTTAACTGAAACCTCTGTTGTTCGTCGCTGTATGTTATTATAGGTGTTTCTGCACCCAGATACATACCAAACTGGTAAGGATCTAAACTTGTTATTCCTTCTCCTGTTGCCTGACCGAACCTATATGTTTTACGATATAATGTAGCATCTATATTAGAAGCAAATGAAGAACCAAGTTGATTAGAATTTCCATTATATAATAACATTGCTGCTGTCCCATATGCGGTGAAGTGCCAATCATAGCCGAAGGTCCTATTCCCCGTCCCTAATTGTTTTGTTGGGTCTCCTACTCCTGCAGAGGCATTTGTATGGAAGAAATGTTGGGGGATCTTATTACCTGTTTTAGTAAATTGGAAACCAATAAGATATTCTTCTGTATCGTCCGCACCGAAAACTGTTCTAATTTTTCTTGCGAAACCATACGCCAAATCGTCATAATTAGGTTCTAATCCGTCATAAAAATAATTTTTTCCCCTATCTGCATAACCAACATCATTTTCAGTGGTATTTTCATTAGAAGCATTATAGTCTATAAAAAGTGGATAAGAAGTTTGTGAAGCAGATATAGAAGAATCATATAAATCATAACCAAACGAGGGTGTTTTATCACTTCTAATGTTTGTACCGAAGTTCCATTCCCTTTCTACATCCAAGACATTTCCACTTCCATTATAACTATCGTATAAATTCATATGAATAAATCTTGTTTCGTTAATATTAACATCTATATCATTCTGGGTGTAATCAAATAATTCTGGATAAGTTGCTTGTGCGTCAAAGAAATCCTTAAACCTTAAAATATTTTCTTTAGTCCAAGAAACAGAAGTCACAAAAACTTTATCGTCTGAACCCATAGGATAATATATAGATGCTTCTAAACCATTTCTTTCACCAGCAAAACCATCTACATAAGTATCTCCACCTGCTAAAGATCCATTGACCTTTAATCCAGTTGTATATAATTCAGGTCTTTTAATTCCTACATTTTGATATGAAGCCAGATATTTATATGCGTCTGCGACAGTCCAAGTTCCATTTGTTTTAGACCATTCTGCCTGATTTGGTTTAGAATAATTAGTTGCGGTCGCACAATTATAAACCTTAAATGTGGGAGTTTCTGTTTTAAAAGTGAATGCTTCTCTTCTAACAAAGTCTTTTGCCGTACTTTCAGTTGGATAATCGTATTTCTGGAAATCAGTTCTTTCATTTAATTCTTGGGTTAATTGATCTGCTAAATCTGTTGGAGAATTATATCCTGGATTTGCTTTCACAGAAATTAAATCCTTTACTTGTATGTAATCACCCCAAAGAGCAGGATCCCTGAAACTTTCACATTCATTAGCACTTAAATTACTATTTGCTGTTGTCGGGGGTAAAAATTCGTCGCTGTCTGCATCTGGAAATCTAAATGTAAATAAATTATGGGTGTTCGTATTAGAAGAAGCATTCCCGCTCATTTCTATTTCTGTTTCAGATACTATACTATTAATAACTTCACCTATACCAAAGACGGTTTCGGGACTTTGTGTTTGTAATATCATTTCTGGAAGAAGATCTGCTGTTGTTGCCCCGTGGTGTAAAGTAATTATATTTGATCCTACATCTGCCGAACCTTCTACTGTTGCATCTACACCCGAAGGAGAACCATAGAAAGTATGTTTTCTTGTAAAAATAGTATAACGAGAACCGTCATTAATTCCGTCTATTCTATGTCTCCCGTGAGCTACTCCTACACGATAAGGCCAATATTTCACATTAAGATCTGCTTTACACCTATTTAATACATAAGGAGCATTTTGGGTTTGCCCACAATCCCCGCTGATTGTCGCATTATCCCGAGAAGGATAATCTTTCCAAAACATAGTGTTTCCGTCTCCAATCCACCTTCTCGGTAGGTGAGCATAATATTCTCCATTCGCACATTTATAAGGTGAAACAACTAAATTTAATGTATCGTCACGAAGAGTTATTTTTTTTGTTGTATTTTCATTCTCAACAAGAGTATATTTTTGTGGAAGAGTATCTTGATATAATGAATTTGTTGTATCTGTTGTTTCTATTTCTACAGAAGCATTTAATTCTTGACCTTTAATCTGGATTTGTCCTGCTTCTGCACCTATTTCGCTGACATATGAACTATGAACGCTGATTTTATCTCCTGGTTTTAAATGAATACCGTCACCAGTTTGGTTCGTCCAGCGTGAAGGATTTTGATTATTGTTTGCAATACCTTCGTCACTTTGGGACCTCGGGCACTCTATTAATGTTGTTCGGGTTATTCCGCTCATTTATAATAGAGATAGTTATAAAAAATATAGGTTAGTAAATTTAAATTTAGATTTAAGCGAATGCCATGGAGAACATTCCGTCGCTCAATTGGGCGACCTTCATCACCTGAAGCCAGCAACGGAAAGTAGCAGCGCCAGCCAGAGTGGTTCGTGTGTCATAGATTTCTATACCACGAGAATTTACACGCTCACCCTTGTTAAGACGATATGCTGTATAGAAGAACTTCTGGCGTAAATCGCTGTCAGCAGGGAAGTCCTCAAACTCTACTGCCCCCTTTGTATCAGCATTGTTGGTTGCTAATTGACCCTCACCACGATATAAATCACGGGAGATATATGGGACACGCCCCTCGCTCATAAATACATTATGGTAATGACGGGCATCATTTTCTACATCAATAGGATAAAGGAAATTATCATTATATTTAAGATTATTCTTAACTGTTCCCGTACTGGTTGCAGAAATAGCTGGACCCTCTGCGACATAGTTATTTAGTAATCCACCATTCTTGTTTTCGGTTTCCTGTGCGCCAACAAATACTTTATTAACTACACGACCAGCACCACCAACATTCTGGATAAGACCAGAAGAAAATTCAGTAGCAGAAACAGTTCTCTTAACGAATTCATAATCAACATACGAGAACTGCATATTCGCATTTGCTTGACGATACTGCTCCATCATATCCTGTGGATAAAAAATGTAGTCGCTAATCATTTGACAATCTGTTCGGGACAGAGTACAATCCTTTGTTAGTGCCGCACCTCCCGTAGAAGATACACGGAGACTATCTGTTCCAGTCTGGCGTGGAGTGAAAGTTAAGTGAATACTAACCTGTTCCTGGATCATAAAGAGAGGCAACTGATTGGTCTTGAGGAAGGGAAAGAGGTCCGCCAACATAATAGAGTAAGTTGGTTTATTACTTTCCTTCTGGTAATCAAAGACTACACGGGTCGGGTCAGGAACAGAAGCATTATTAATTGGTTTCCAATATTCCCTAATACCCGATTGGAGAGTAGGGCATGTTCCATTATCAACCTGAATACTCTTTGCTTCAGTAAGACTTTCTGTAATAGAAGCACTATTGGAAGCAGAAGCAAACGAAGCAGAACGCTCCTGAAGAGTTGGAGCAATCGCCATAAAACGACCGCTCATTACACCCTCACGCTCCTTGATTGCGTCAGGAGGGAGGAAAGTAGTTTCATATGCGGCGAAGTGTGCGTAGTCTTCTATTTCACAAACAGTCTTGGTGCCGATACGAAGTGCTGCTCGCTGGATTAGAGAATGAACTCCTACACCAGCGGGAAAGAATGCTCGTGCAAATCCAGAGGCATTAGTGTCACCTTCGGTTGAGAATGTAATACGGGAATTTGAGTGAAGAATACCTTTGTTGTCTAAAACGAAACGGGCTTCCCGCTCTGAAAAGATTACTGGATCTAAAATGTCAGTTTGTACATTGATCGCTGTGTCTGTGGCGACAGAGCCAATTTTTACGAGGTCTGGGATCTGGGTTGCTTGAGGTTGCGAGGGAGGTTCCATTATTATACTTAATGGAAATATAAAAAAAGAGGGGGTATTTTAAAATATGGATTTTACTTCATAACCTGAATGGAATTATCACTTGATACAATTGTCTGGCGAGAATGCACAAACAAGAACACAGCGTTAGGGTGGTCTGAAGTCAATTCCAGATCTAATTGCACACCGAAAGGAACCTGTCCAAAGTCAATTCCTTGGTTACTAATACTATCGTAAGCGACACCAATTCCCCAAGCAGAACCACCCTTGACAATAGTTTTAGCGTCTGCGAAATTAGTTCCATAACCGATAGAGCGGAATGTTTCTGGGCCAACAGAAGTGCGATTAATCTTCGCAAAGTTCTGTACCGCATTCATATAATTACGAACAATCTGTGCGTCAGCATTTTCATTAAGGTTTCCTGCTAATTCAGTTTTCTGTAAAGTATCAATATTATATTCTAATGGGACCCTCTGTCCTGCTCTGGTAAAAACTAACTGATTTACCTTACTGCGGCTCCCGTCCTTATTACTAAAACCAAGAGTAGCAAGACCGTCTCTCGTCCAACTATTAATGTGTGAAGAAGGAACAACATTCATAAATGCTCCAAGAACAGATTTTAATCCAAGGTTAAAATTTAATACAGCATTGCGAGAGTTAATGGTATTGTAGTAGGAACTGATAGAATTGTAGGTGAAAGTATTTGTCATTTGCGGTTTAAAATCTGCTCCCGGAGTTTGGACCTCACAGATTAGACGAACATTTGATAATTCATAATAACTATCTAACAGAGTGGTGTCGGTATTGTCTGCAGAAAACAATACATTTTGGTCTGGAGATAATTGGATTTCTACAAGAAGTCCTCCAACACCCCAAGAGTTAGAAAGCGGAATTGGTTCCTGCCCTAAAAATAGTCCAGAAACTAACGGAATACAGAAAGAATTTGGACTATCACCACCCGAAGCAGAAGCCGCTTGGGTATTTGTAATTACTCCTAACTGCTGTGCCTTGTAGTTCGGGAAACGAAGGGAAGTCTCGTAAGCATGACAAGCAAAGTCGCCTTGCGACTGGGTGACAGATAGGTATGAGGACATAAATCTGTTATGGTGATTTATTGTCTCTATAGTTTGGGATGAACGCTGCGAGAATATGGAAAGAGTATCAATTACCGAATGCACACCAAGACGCTCATTCATACGGATCCCGTCGCTCTCAAGTGGAATAGTTGTATCATTCTTTTTAATGGTAATTTCACCAGTTAGGCGAACACTTCCTGGAACAATAAAACGATCCTGCGCTCCAATAAGGAGCTGGATAGTCGGCTGACCATTTTTATACGATAGTTTTCCGTCACTTGTGATATTGGAGGGGACAATTTCTAAATGTTGATTTGACATATTTGAGATAATATAGATTTTATTTTCAGGTGAATTTTAAAAAAATAACATAGATCACATAATAATAGTATGCCGAGAACAAAAGAAGGGAAACCAGTTTTAAATAAACCTTTTAAGAGTAAAAAAGCAGGTAAGAAGTTTTCTGTTTATGTAAAAACTGATACAAAAAAAGGATATAAGTTAATACACTTCGGTGCAGCTGGAATGGACGATTGGAGGTCAGGTAAAGCGACCAAAGAACAAAGAAAAAGTTTTAGGGCGAGAATGTCTGGAATAAGGCGAAAGGACGGAAGTCAGGCTATAAAGGATAAAAGTTCTCCTGCTTATTGGGCATATAATTACCTCTGGTAAATTTATTCTTCTTCTTCTTCACTTTCTTCTTCTACTTCTTCTTCTTCTTGGTATTCCATAATTTCTTCTTGGAAACATTCCTGAACCATTTCATACATATCTGTTTCACCTTCTTCCATTTCGTAATCTTCACCAATAGATACAACCTTCACATATGTGCTTTCAGGACAAGTGATAAATGTTTTTACCCCTTTCCCTCCGCCCTTGTTATAAACGAAACAACCATTCTTGTTAATAACATAGTCTTCCCAGTGCGAACCACCACCAGCGATATTCATACGATACTCGCCGTCATTGGTAGTGAAACCATAACACTGCGTCCAATCGTCCCCGTCGTATTTAGTTTCTTCTTCTTCTTCGTATCCAATTTCTTCATATAGGTACTCACGCAACTTTTGGTCGTCGGTGTATTCATCTACATCTTCTTTTCCGGGCGCACAACGACATTTTGGGTCAGCCGTATGAAGATAGAACTTATAAGACCTAATCTCCATTTGGTTTTCTTCTTTTTGTTTTTCCAGTTTGGTAAGGAGGTCCTGACTCTCCTGCCAATTATCCCTGACATCACTCTCAAATTCCTCAATTGTTTCTGCTGAAGTATCCTCAATCATTTGGGGAGACAGAGACCACTCGTTTTCTTCTTCCAGTTTGGTAAGGAGTTCTTTTGGAAAGGTTCCACCTTCCACCATTTCGGCGAGGAAAGTCCAAGGGCAAGTGGTTGAGTAGTCGGTCATTATTATTATTATTTATTTTTTTTTCTTTTTTCTTTCTCTTTTATGTTGCTATTACACTTTTTTACAAATACATCAAATTTTTAACAAATTTTTGATTTCTCTTTATTTTTTTGTGTCGCAAGAGTATTATTTAGAGATAAAAAATATTAGTTTAAAATTATTAAAAGTTTAGAAGACCTCTTCTAAAATCTAAATGTCGTACCATTTCTCCACGCCAATAGCATTTCCATGTGCGTCGTAAATGTAGGAGACCTCTGCATC